GTACCAATTTGGCCTAGGAGGCAGGGTTGACCGGGGCGATGCACTAGACATGGAGCAGTGCATCTATATACCCATCGAGGATTTTAAAGATTTAGATATAGGAGTTAGCGATGGCTACTAAGAAACGAGATTACAAATCCGAGTATGAAAAATACCAAGGCACCGAAGAGCAAAAGAAGAAACGCGCCCAACGCAATGCTGCACGCCGCAAAGCCATGCGCGAAGGCAAAGTATCCAAAGGTGACGGTAAAGATGTTGCACACAAGAAAGCCATGGATAAAGGTGGTACGAACTTTGACGGTACTAGAGTAGAGAGTAAGTCCCGTAACCGGTCTTTCAAACGAGACTCCAAAGGTAACTTAGTGTCCGAAACTAGCAAGCGGGAGCGTAAAAATAAAAAGTGAAAGTAGTCAACGATAGGGCCATCGTGCTCAAAACCAAGCGCCCCCACCTTATAACTGAGCGTGTGAGCAACTACAAAATACTTAAGGAAGAAGACGGTATATACAAGATAGCTATACCTTGGGCGCTGCATGAAGCCCAAGTGCTGGCCGGGCTTAAAGTAAAAGAAGTGCCCTCCCCTATGGCGCGGGACTACGAATTTACTGGCCGCTATGAACCGTTCGACCACCAGAAAGAAACCGCTTCTTTCCTCACACTACACAAGCGTGGTTTTTGCTTTAACGAGCAAGGCACCGGAAAAACTGCATCTGTTATATGGGCGGTTGATTATCTGATGCAGCAGGGGCTGGTGAACCGCGTGCTGGTCATATGCCCACTGTCTATTATGAAATCTGCATGGCAAGAAGATATGTTCAAGTTTGCCATGCACCGGACCTGCTCTGTTGCACACGGCACAGCCAAGCAACGTAAGAAAATACTCACTGCTGGGGCGGAGTTTGTTATTATTAACTTCGACGGCGTAGCAGTAGTTAAGGACGAAATTATGAAAGGGGGCTTCGACATGATTGTCGTGGACGAGGCCAATGCCTACAAGAACGCACAGACTAACCGTTGGAAGACTTTGCGTACAATAAGCGCGGGCATCCCATGGCTATGGATGCTTACTGGTACTCCCGCAGCACAATCCCCTGTAGATGCGTTCGGGTTAGCAAAGCTAATCAACCCAGAAGGTGTTCCTAAGTATTTTACTGAGTTCAAAGACAAAGTAATGTACAAGGTATCTAAATACACGTGGAAGCCTAAGTCAGACGCCGACAAAACAGTACATAACGCATTGCAGCCAGCGATTAGGTTTGAGAAAGACCAGTGCCTTGACCTCCCTGCTGTTACTTACATAGACAGAGACGCCCCACTCACCAAGCAGCAAGCATCTTACTATAAGGTGTTGAAGGACCGTATGATAATGGAAGCGGACGGGGAACAAGTTACCTCTGTTAACGCGGCTACCAACATAAACAAGCTGCTGCAAATCTCTGGTGGTGCTGTGTATTCAGATGACAGGGAAGTAATCGAGTTCGATGTAAGCAGCCGGTTGAAAGTAGTAAAAGAAGCCATTGACGAAGCATCGCACAAAGTGCTGGTGTTCGTGCCATTTACGCACACTATAGAGCTGCTAAAAGATTTCCTCGTAAAAAACAAGGTTACATGCGAAGTAATCTCTGGCAAGGTTTCAGTAAACAACCGCAGTAGGATAATCAAAGACTTCCAAGAAACAAATAAAATTCAAGTACTTATCATACAGCCGCAAGCGGCGTCACACGGTCTTACTTTGACTGCTGCTAATACGATTATTTGGTACGCTCCTGTTACTAGCGTAGAGACATACCTACAGGCTAATGCACGTATAGACAGGCCGGGGCAACACAACCCAATGACTATAATTCACATACGTGGTAGTGAAGTTGAGTCACGCCTATACAATATGTTGCGGTCTAAGGTAGATCACCACCACAAGATAATCGATTTGTATAAACAAGAAATAAACACTTGACAGTGTAAAGCTACTTGATAGACTACTCCTCCCCACTTCAAAGGAGGAGCAATGAAAGACACACCTGACAAGTTAGCTGCCATCTATATTAAGATGCGGGAAGCTATACAAGAGAAAGAAGAGGAAATAAAAACAATAAAAGCACAGCAAGAAAAAGTCACTCAGCAGATGTTGGCATTATGTGAAGAACAGAACATCGACAGCTTGAGGACACCGGCTGGTACTATTTCGCGCCGTGTGCGTACTACCTACTGGCCGAACGACTGGGAAAAGATGCACCAGTTCATACAAGAGCATGAGGCGTTTCATTTGTTGGAGAAGCGCATACATACTTCTAATATGAAAGAGTTCCTAGAAGTTAATCCTGATGTAGCACCTCCGGGTCTACAGACAAACCGTAAGTACACAATTTCTGTACTTAAGCCACGTAATAAATGAACAGACTTCAAATAAAGGACGGGTGTTTTATACACCCTAGTACCTACGAGCCTCTGCGCTTTATAGAAGTTGTAATAGCAGATAGCGGTACTTTATCTAGGAATTATTACAAGAATGATAATTTAATTTGTTGGTCTTTCGATTGTGATTACCCCGATAAAGCAGTACCAAACAAGCAAGCAAACCGGTGTCTTGATTGCGACCAAAGCATAAAGACAGGTAGAACCGCAGGAGGAGCGCCTTGTAAGTTCTTTACTAATATCAAGGTAGCTTTTTTAAAAGAAAATTCTCTGCACGAAATCAGGCTTAACGCATTGAGCCTGTTTGCAAAGGACGACAACAGGATGAGTCTATATAAGTATATAGAGCATCTTGAACGTAACCGAGAGTACGTCGGAAACGTACTAACCGAAATATATTTTGTGGAGCATCGTGACTTTTACAAGATGTATTTTAAACCAGTTCGACCTCTGTCAGAGGAAGAGCTTTTAAATGTACAACAGCTTTATGAAGCTGCACACGAAGAAACAAACCCTTTTAAGGAGCAATATATGGCTAGCAAGTCACACATAATTAGAGACGTACCTGCTCTCTACCCCCGTATCAACCAGCCCTATCGTTGGGATGACAAGCAGAACAGAAGCATCCCCTGCGATGCCACAGAAGATGGCGCTTCCTACGACCTTAGTTTTGGTATGAACAAGAAGCAGGCTAAAGAGCTTTATGGCCTGATGGATGCAGCGTACCAAGCAGCGCGAGAAGACTCTTGGCCCAAGAAGCTCAAGATGCGTTTTAAGGAACAGGATGATGGTACTTTCGTAGGCAAGACCAGCTTGAAAGCTGCGTACAACGGTAAGCCTACCACAGCCCCCGACCAGTTCGATTCTAAGAACAAGAAGCTGGCTAGTGACTTTATGCTTACTACAGGTAGTACAGTAAACATAGCCGTTGAATTATTCCCTTACAAAATCAACGGTGGCGGTGTAGCACTCAGGCTGCGTGGTGTGCAGGTCAAGAAGTACATACCATATAAGCCTGCTTCCCCATTTGACGAAGAAGAAGACGGTTTCACAGCAGATGAAGAGTCTGATAGCCCGTTCCAAGCGGATGATTCAGACGGTGGGTTCGAGTCTGATTCCTTCGATGACGATGATGAAGAAGTAAAAGAGCCAGTCAAGCGAAAGAAGAAAAACACTATCGCTGGCAATGATGACGATGACGAAGATATTGAAGACATAATTGCCTCATGGAGCACTGAAGACTAATGAGCTATGGCTATACGACTCGTATCGATAGTCTGAATAGAAAAGCTAATAAACTCTCGCTGGGGGTCCGTCTTGGTCGCGTGTGCATTAAACATAATGTACCTGCCTCTGAGGTGGCCTCCCAGTTGGGAGTTACTAGGCAGACTGTCTATAACTGGTTCATTGGAGTGCATGAACCCAATGAAAGATTATCAAAACTAATAAAAGACTTTATAGCTGAATACGAATAATGGAAAACATCGACCTCATAGATTACGTCGTCCCACGCGGCGGCATATACAATGTGGTCGGCATGAGAAGGGGTAAACCTATACCAAAGTTTACCTCTAGTCTGAAAGAAGCATACGAAATAGCTAACGATTTATCCGAGCAGGGTCTGGACGTGTACTTTGCTATGGGTAAGCTCAAAGAGAAAGGCAACCGTAAGACCGAAAACGTAGAGTCCCTAGGGGCTATATGGCTAGACATAGACTGCGGCGGTGAGAAAGCGCACGAGATAGAGCCATCCACTGGACTGCCCAAGGGATACGCCAATCAGCGGGAGGGGCTAACTGCGCTTAAGGAGTTCTGCGCCACTGTAGATTTGCCAGAGCCGATGATAGTAAGCTCGGGTTACGGTCTACATGTCTACTGGGGGTTCACCGAAGAAGTGCCCACAGAGAAGTGGTTGCCTATCGCCAAACGGCTAGCACAAGTATGTATTACTCAGAAGTTCTGCGCCGACCCTAACGTGTTCGATGCGGCACGTATACTGCGCGTACCGGGCACGTACAACCAGAAGAAGGCTAAGCCTAAGTTAGTACGGGTAATCAACCCAATCACCGCAAAGTACGCACCTGACGACATACGTGCGCTGCTAGGTGTGGACCCGGATGAAGTTGCTACGGTT